CAAGAGTGGCTCTTGAAAGCTGTGCGCTGGTAGCTGAGACCATGCCGTTGACTGTCTTTTCAATCTCGACAGTCGGAGTATCCACGGAAGCGATACCTTCCGCAATACCTTCTGGAATCCACTTACCGACTTCATCTCTGAACAGTTTCGAAGGCGACCCGATATGAAGGGCATCTTTAGCTGCCTGTAAAGCGTTGGAAGCGATTCCTCTCAATGATGAGAAAATGCTTCCACCGTCTCCGATACCACTTACGATACCGCTAATGATATTCGAGCCAAGAGAGCTCCAATCCGCAGTAAATGAATTGAGTGCGTCCGAAGCAACGTTGCTCATTTTAGTGGTTAAGTTGCTAACCATCTGGGCGATACCGTCAATGACTTTCTGTATCCATTCCTTGCCAGCGTTGAACATATCACTTGCGAAGCCTTTGATTTTATCGAGAGCAGCCTGCGCGACATTTCTGGCAGAACTAACCGCTGTATTCTTAAGTTGGATAATTCCATCAGCAACGTTCTGGATCAGCTCTTTACCGGCTGACAGCATGTCACCAACAAAATTCAAGATCGCTGTCAACACGCCCTGGATAACTGCTACACCGGCAGCTATTACAACGGCTATCATCGTCAAGATTCCTTCTGCCAGCGATAAAAGCAATCTTCCGCCTGCACTCAGGAACTCCGGTAAGTGCTGGATTATCGTTGTTGCTAGCTGGATCATTACATTCCTTATCGCATCTAAGATCGCCGGCATGTTGCTGAGTAACCCTTCCGCCAGGTAGGAAATCAGTTCTGCGCCTTTGCTCATAATAAGCGGCAAGTTCTGGGCCACAAATTCAACAAATGAGTTTAAAATATCTCCGGCCGCTGTGATGATTGCGGGAAGGTTCGTCCATATGCCATCCGCAATGTTCTTTACTATCTCCACGCCTTTATCCAGCAGGTCCGGTAATCTCTCCGTGATCCCATTAAGGAACGCATCGATTGGCTCTTTTGCGGCAGTTAGCAGTCCAGGAGCTGCGTTCATAAACGACCCTGCAAACTGCTCTATCATTCCAGTTACAGCATCTCCGATCAGCGGCGCGGCCGTCTTGAAAATGTTCGGAATACTCTTTGCGAACGTTTTTAGCATCGGAATTGCATTATTCTTAACAAATATTTTCATTGTGTCGAATAGTGCCTTCACTTCATCTGCAACGTTTCCATCTGTCGTCATTGCGCCAAGCAGATTTGACAAAGATGCCTTCATGGCTGCCATTGATCCGGTAAAAGTTTTGGCCGCTTCCTCTGACGTTGTATTAGTAATCCCTAATTCATCTTGAATTACATGAATCGCTGAATATACGTCTGACAGATTGTTAATGTCATACTTCACGCCAGTAAGCGCCTCTGCGTCTGACAACAATCGCTCCATTTCGGTCTTTGTTCCGCCATAGCCGAGTTTCAGATTGTCCAGCATAGTATAATTTTGCTTACTGAATCCCTGGTAAGCGTTCTGAATAGCTTCCATGGACGTGCCCATTTTATTGGCATTATCAGCCATGTCAATGACTGCCTGGTTTGCCGCGTCGCCCGCCTTCTTTGTATCGCCGCCAAGAGACTGAAGAAGCGACGCCGAAAAGCTCGTTACTTGCTCCATGTACTTGTTCGCTGACAGGCCCGCTGTTTCATACGCTTGATTAGCGTACTCGATCATCTGATTAGAATAATCCTCAAAACCATTCTTCGTGCCATTGAAAAGTGTCTGAATACCGCCGATACTTTGCTGTAGTGCTGCGCCTTCTGACATCGCTTTAGATATTACAGTACCGATTCCAGCGGCCGCTACCGCCTTTTTAATTGTAGAGACAAGGCTTGCACTAATACTTTCTCCAGAGCTTTTTCCGGCCGCTACAGCCTCGCCTCTTAACACTTTTGAAATTGATCCCTCGATGCCTCTAGCACTAGGAACAATCTGCACATACGCTTTTCCTAGTTCGGCCATATCATCACTCCTTCAATTTTGAAAGGATTCTATTGCGTTCTTTCATAAAGTCCTCGCCTGAATTGAATGTCATTAAGTCTGACTCTTTCGACTTATTCCGCCCCAGAAGCGCGTCCAGAACAGGCTCCGGCATGTTCCTGTTATCATGGCCATCTTTTGTTTGTGCCCAACATAACCACCTTAAATGATCCAGGATTGACGCTACGAAAGCATCTCTTGACGGTACAGACATTTTGGCCATTGACATTACTACCCGTGAGTCCATTCGCAAGCCAGCGGACAAAGTGGCCAGCTTCCGAACTGGCACGCTTTCATAATCAATAATTCCATACGTTTCCGCCATGTCGCACTCCCATGCCGTTTTGTCCGCAGCGTACATGCAGGCGAGGTCTATCAGTTTTTTAAGTTTTCGTCCTGCTTTGCAGCGCTAATGATCTCTTTGATTTCCTCAAACAGCACGTCGATCGGTACTCTGCCGCCATAAGATTTTCCGATATGCTTATAAAGCCGGTCTTCCTGCTTGCTGTCTGCAAAAATAGCGGAGACAAGGTCCGCCGCTCCACTCATAGCCTGGGCCTCATCTCCGTTCTGGATTGCACTATATGCTTTTACGAATCGAAAATCCTTATCCAGTCCGTCCGGGATGGAAAATTCAAAACCGCTTGATGTCTTACCTTTTACCATGCGTTACCTCCTATCGTGCTTATGGCTTTACGGTGTATTCGTGGTGAGTGTCGCCGCCTGCATCCGGCTCTGCGGACAGAGTCACCTGATAGCCAGTTGCGCCTGTGTCTGTATATGTCACGTCAGCTACTTCCACGATCTTTGCGTTCGGGATAACGATACGCTGGAGCACGCCTCCCTTAAGGATCATGTCGATGACCCACATGTGATAATCGAGCTCTTTAGCGTTGACATTTACGGAAATGCCGGTTTCAAGCGTTCCGCTTACGTTTTCTTCACCGTGCACAGCCTTCAAAACATTTACGTTAAGCACTTCGAGCATTGTGAATGTGAATCTATCTGTTTTTTCTGTCTGAGTACTCAGAACAGTGTCGCCGCCCCAAGCTTTGACATCTTCGCTTGTACGGCCGTTTGCGTTTGTTACGCCTTCATCTGAAATATACCCAACGTCGAGAAGCCCGACAGGCAGGTCCGCAGTCGCAGATGTAGGCGCAGTAAGAGTAATAGGACCATAATAAACCGCGCCGGCTGTGTTCGGTTTTCCAGCCGTTACATTTGCAGCATTAGCCATTTTCATTCCTCCTAATAGTAAGTTACTTCAAAAAGAGCGCCGTAACGGTATTCGTGCGACGCAATATCTGTATCGTTATAGTGTGAGTTAAGACGGACGGAAGCAACGTCGTTATATTCGACAAGCCTGCTCATTGCAGAAATCACGTCTTCGCATAACTCCGCTGCTTCTTCCATGGTCTGCGCGTAACAGTCCGCAACAAACATTCCAGACTTTATATAATTGTTTATACTTCCGCCTGTCCGCTCAACCACTACAAATTTGGGGTCTCTGTTTGCAGGCACGAGCGAATGCGCTTTCACGCCGTCCAGACTGCTATTTAAATGCTGAATAATCAATGCTTCGATAATCATGATACTGTCACGCTCCCAAGCGCCTTTTGCAGCGTTTTGTGTTTGCGATTGGAATAATACGCGTGAGGCGTTGCGGGGACGACACGAGAACCGGCACGAGCTACACCGATACCGTTCTGCATCTCGTATCCATCACCGCAATATGCGAGGACCTGTGCGCCATAGCCGTTCACAATGTTCTGTGCCGCTTCTGACTTCATGAGCTCTTTCAGGCCTTCATCATTTACGACAAATTTAAAATTACTCATATCGCGCCACCTTTGCCTTGCGGTTCCAGGAGAGCGGCACGTTTTCTTCAATCCATTCACGAACCATGCCAAAAACAACATAGTCTTCGCCGCGGATCGTAACGCGGTTGTTCTCCCAATCGTGAGTGTCGCCTTTTGGTATACAGAGCTCGTATACAGCTTTTCTTCCTTCCAGTGTCGTACTTGACGTAACCTCACTGGAGTCAGACGGCGTAACGAGTACGTTTTTTACCTCAACGGCATTTTCCGCATACACTGGATTGTTTAGTGAATCAACGCCCGTCTGCGTCCGTTCATGAAGGATCACTGTAATGCCTTTAATCATACGATCTCACCTTCTCTTGAATCGGACTGTATGAACCGATTGCATTCCCAACGCCCAAGATTGTCTTTTCTGTCTTTTCCAGGTAAAGTTCCCCTGAAGACCCGCTTCCGATTGTCCAGCTTTGCGAATATCCGCCTGCCGAGATTGACCCCTGCGTTGCTCCATACGGGAGTGACTGTGCGTTTTCACCTTCACCCATCACACGCCTGACCATACGACACGACACAACTTTCTTTCTGTCTTCCTGCGCGTTTTCGTTATATGCGTCAATAATTACAGCCGCTTCTTCGAGCAACGCTCCACACATTTCTCTTTCGTCTGCATCTAAATCGCGAAAACCTGCTGCGACATCATCCACTGTTGCGTATGCCATATCCGTCACCTCACTTTTTTACTGCTGCTCGTTTCCTCTTAGGCTTTTCCGCAGGTTCTTCTTCGACGGCCTCAGAGGCCAGTCTGTGACCGGCCGCCAAGTACTCGTCAACACGGCTTTCATGAACCCACATATGAACGCCTAAAAGATTATCAATTACCTCAATCATTAGGCTGTCAGCAGGTTAAAGCAGTCAGTATCTGCTCTGAAACCGATCTCGATCTCTGCTCTTACAGCAACCATGTTTCTCTGCCAGAGATTAAGAGTGGTGGCGCCGCTGGTAAGTGTAGCCGTGTCAGTTACGCTTACGTCAATGCCTGCAACGGTGCCGTACATAGCTTTAGTCCAGTCACCAGCGATACCAACAATGGCGGGAGTTCCAGGACTTCCGGAAGTGCCGGCCTTATAGATTGCCTTATTGAAATAAGTAGGAGCGCCGAGCACACGAGTAACCGCGCCTTCACCAGTACCAGCAGTAAAGAGTGGTCTATTGGTTGTATCAGTTGCGGTCAGCAGGATGCCGCGGCCCTGGGCGCCAAACGCAAAACCGGTTACAGTTCCGCCATGATTAGCAATATCCACATCAGCCGCTACAAGGCCCATATAAGTACCATTGTTCGCGTTGTTAATGCTCTGAGCTGTGCAGTTTGCGAATGTATCAAACTGCTGACCGGGAGCCTGAGTGCCGCCGATTACAGTCTTGTCGAATACTGCTGCAAGTGCGCCGGGGAGTCTGGCTACGAGCGCATCATACAGAGATTCTGCGTCTCTGGTAAATTCCTTAGAGAATGTCTCAATAACCGCGATCTTGTACGGTGTCATGATCTTTGTGCTAAGAGTGGAATTGGAAACAGGCTTTTCATCTGTTTCAGCTACCCATTCTGCGGTCGGGTCGCCTGTGATTACTGGAATAGAAAGACCACGGCCCGGAAGAGTAATCTGTCTTGCCAGTCTCATGATTGCAGATTCTTCCTGTGTTTTCTGGATAATTTCGCTTGCTACGTCAGTCGGGATATTATACCCGGTCCCACGGTAAATATTCTGTGCCATACTTTATTCTCCTTTTATTCTGTCTGCGCTTTGAACCATTCCGCAAACTGTTCACGAGTGGACTGCTTGCCAACCGCGCGGCGCGGTTCTCCCTTGTCCTTCACATTCGGGTATCCGCTCGGCTTCGCAAAATTCAGAATGGCGTCTGCCTGTGCTTCGCATTCTTCTTTTGTATCCATTGATAAGAGTGCGGCCGGAATGCCTTTTTCATTCGCAACCTGCTCTCTGATCTTCCGCACGCTGTCCGCAGCAATGAAGGAGTTCAACTGGTTCTTCAATGTCGCGATTTCATCCTGCGCTTTTTGCAGTTCGCTTTTGCCGGCGTCCTTTTCTGCGTCGTATTTTGCAGCTTTGTCTTTTAAATCCTCATAATCTGAGTACTTTGCCCGTTCCCTGCTTAATCTGTCAGAGATGATCGCGTTCATTTCTTCCTGCGTAAAAGTTCGCTCCTGGTCCGTTGTTTTGCTTGTCTCCTGATTCACAGTTTCATTCATGTTCGTAACCTCCTGAGAGTAAATAAGTCCGTGACAGCCTCACGTGGGCATTAAAAAAGCACCCTATTCGGATGCTGATTCAATCTCTTTACGCCTTGCATAAGCCGCTCGTTTTTGAGCGTTTATCAAGTCTTTATGTTTAGCATAATTCTCGCGACGCATATAGTTCATCTGCTCGCGCCAATCGTACACGCCGCCCATCTTTTCGGCAGCGCCGTAATATTCTTCCAAATACTTGTCTGGATCGTATATCTTCTCATATTCCATGCCGCCCTTAAAACTGACTGCATACTGACAATCACAATTAGCATGTATATGTTCTGCATGACCGTTCCGCATCGCTTTCTTGCTCTGCGTCTGCCAGCCACGTGATGCTAGTATCCTGCAAAACGCGCATGTATCGCCGCTTGGAATCCATGCAAATTCAGCACGATCGCGGCTTGCGTTTTGTAATGTTGTATCGGCAGCCACTTGTTTTACAAGCCTGCTTATTGTTTGTGGAATTGCAGACGGCGCTGTCTTGGCCGTACCTCTCACGGCGATCGCCGTTTCTTCATACGTTGCGGCCTCGGCAGCTTCCGCCGGCGCCAGGTTCCTTAGTCTTTGCAGCTCTGCATCTTCCAGCAGCAGCTTTTCATGCAGCTTTCTGGACTCGCTGGCAAGCCAGTACGCGACCATGTTGTCGTACATAATGCACGCTAATTCGCCGGCCGCTTCGCCGTATTTGTTCGCAAGGGAATATGCATAATCAATCATGCGCTGGTCTACGTTGTAGCCATATCGCAATACATATTCCTGCATTAACTGTGCGGCCTTCTCACTGATCTGTGCCAGCTTCTGCCTGTATTTATTCCATTCGTTTGCTGTAATATGCATTACTGCTCACCGCCAAACTCACCTTCCAGAACGTTCAGCCCACGCGCCCGGACTTCCTGCGCCTTTATACGTCTAATGTCGGCCTGATCGAATCCAATCATCTCCAGGAAAGTATCTGTCTGCGCGAACGCCTGCCGCACGGATGATATTTTAATTGCCGCATCGGCCGTTACACTCACGCTTGGCATTGCCGGGTTTTTGAAATGCGGGATGACGTTTTTTTCATCGTCGGTCAATTCATCCATGCTGACGTTCCGCACAATAGCCTGCGCCATCAGAGCAACGTTCTTTAGAGAATTACCATTGCCTGCATTCAATTGCTCGGCCATCAGAACAAGCGTCTGAGACTGTGCCAAAATCGCATCGCTGGATGTCGGATTAGCGTCATTGACAACGCCCACGTCCGTGACGGTTAGACCGGTCGCGGCCGAAAACTGAGTAGCCAAAATACGGATCATCTCCACGTGCGGCGCAATCGTGCCCTGTGGGAGCTGTCCGAACGTCGGGTTTTCTCCAGTCTCCGGGTTCGTTGTCGATGCTAGAAGATTGCCGATATACTGCTTAAATTTTTGGTTGATGACCACATCGTATTGTTCATCAGTAAGGCCCAGCAAATACTTCTGAGGAGCTGTAGAAAATTCCAGGCCGATCGTCGCATTCGCAATTGTTCGAACGTATCCTTTGATAAGTTCTCTTACAGGCTTTTTGATTCTTGACCTGCCAAACGGCTTTTGGCTTGTCGCGTTCCATGTAAATGCTTCCATGAGCGGCCTGCCCATTTTGTGCGGGTACCGTTCCGCTTCCCACTCACCGCCTGCATCGTCTCGACTCAGTACCCATACATCAGTTTCAGTGTAAAAATTCACTAATGACGGATGCCAGGTCCCATCCTGTGATTCATCTGCTACAGTATCAATGATTGCGAAACCGCACTTAATACGGCCTTTTTCACCGTCCCACAAAGCTGCTGCGGACATCGGAGAGTGGAAGCGAATCTTGCAATCATCCCCATCTGCGCTTAACGTGGCAAATGAACAACCGTACTTCAGTTCGTCCCTGCACGCTTTCATGTACTCAAACATCAGGTCATTGCTTTCACAAATCTTCTGCATCGCGTCTGACTGCTGCCCACTGTCCCCCACAAAACCGTCAAACATAGACCTGGAGGCTAGAACGTCAACTGCTTTCGCGCCCCATTCGCATCCGATCTCAAGCCCGGAAAAGCCATCTGGAAGTGCGATTCCTAAATTAACATCGGATAACGTTACATCTCCGTTATAGTAGCGGTCCTTCTCCATGTTTCTGGAATAGTGATACGTATATACGTCTTCGAGTTCCGCAAGCATATCAGCCGCATCTTGGTCAAGTCCCGCCGCTGTTGAAAAATCTAGTACAAACTGCATCTCTTTATCATCCTATTCTCATTTTCCTTAAAGGATTTCTTTTTGAGTTTCTTGCGCCCCAGAGTGCGAGGGCGCACGCTTCAATAGGCGCTGGATCATCGCCTCCGAATCCCCAGCCTCCGCCGATATTCCTCTTTTTTGCAGACAACGCTGAATCATTGAGCATGAACTGTGGTTCATACCACGTCACATTGCCTTCGTTTATATCGTTTACCAAAAGACTAGCAGCGGCTACAATGCCCTTGGCAGGCGGCCGTATTACTGAGCCTTTTGCTTTCCAAACTTCAACAAGTCTGTCTGTCAGTACATCCGCGCCGTTATGACCATCAATAACAACGCAAGATGCCTTTAGATACCGCTCGTTTAGCCACTCTGCCAGCCATTTTGTGCCGTGTCCGGTCGGCTTACGGTCGATTATGCTTATTCGAGCTTTCGAGCCGTCATCGGGCACCACAGCGCCGCACAGAACAACCTCAGAGCCGTCGTATGTGAATTTAATACCGTAAGCTGTCTTGCCTTCCGGTTTAAGCTCATTCGATGCGCACGCCTTCCATGCTACCGGATTAATAGCAGGGTCTTCCGCATCGTCAAATACCGGCGACCACCAGCCAAGGCGCTCACGAGCAAAACCGTCTGTGCTCATTGTTCGGCATTCTTCTTCTGTGAACGCTTCGCTCAATCGGATACCAAGCGCCGGATTTGTCATGTACCACAAAGACGTGTCTTTGATATTGATTTCCGCAACGCTCTCGGCCGCCACGCTCCACTCGTGCCAGCAATCATGCTTTCCTGGATCGTCAATGCAGACCTTACGCCGCCGCCTGAATACATCGCCGGGGCAGCCGGGGTAGGGCGGTGTGCCGGTGTAAATAACCTGTCGATTACCCGTTGCTGATGCTGACAGCGTTGCCATGATTGCTTCGACCTGATCGTCCGTCAGTTCCTGTGCTTCGTCGTATATAACAAGCGATATGCCATCAAAACCACGCGCCGCCTGCCTAGATCGCGCTGAAAACTCAATCACGCCGCCGTTATCAAGCTCAATACATTCCTCTCCGTTGGTGTATCGAATGTTTTTTACTATGTCTGCGACCTCCGGGTGCTTTTTGTCTGTGAACATCGCGGCAAGTCGCCTGAACGATTTTTTGCTCGTTCTTACTTGGTGCGCTGTATGTAAAATCTTCTCGCCGTTTACAACCAGCCCGAAAAATTCTCTTGCCTCCAAGCAAACATTCTTGCCGTTCTGCCTTGGAAGAGACAACCCGGCGGATGTAACTGTATATTTGTTGTTTTCATCCTTGCCAAGCCAACAATCGAGAACCAATCTTTGCCATGGGTCTAGTTCACATCCATAAGCGGACATTAAAAGAGTCGCATCCCCTCCATCGGAAGTAATGCGACTTGGCTCTATTTGTATTCTTGGCTCTTGTGAACCTTTCATGCTTTTTCCCTATGTTTGTTGCGGACTAGCTCAAGCATTGTGACAGGTTTTTCGATTTCAGCCGCCTGTTCAATCTGCTCCTGTGGTAAACTTTCAAGGAGTTTTGCCATACCCGCCATATATGACCGCCACAAACTCTCATATCCCTTGAATAACGGATTTTCTCGAATGCCCTTCTGTCCGCCGCCGTTGTCATAGCTTATGACAATGTTGCTGTTCTTTATCGCTTCTCTTGCATCATCGAGTTTTACTTTCATCCAGGCGGTATTGAGAACGATCGGCTCGAGTAGTTTTATTTTCTTTGCCGATATTCCAACCTCGTTAAGCAATTCGATTATTCTGTTTTGCTCTTCCTCGGCTCTTGCCTTGATTTCGGTTTCATTCATTCAAAAGTACCGCCTTTTGCCCGGTAAAATTTTCCCACCGTTGGATTATTACATCGCAATAATGCAGGTCTAGTTCACACATATAGCATTTTCTGTTTAACTGTTCACAGGCTATTAGTGTGCTACCACTACCGCCGAAGAGGTCAACAATCACTTCTGCCCTTTCCTTCGCTTGCTGAATTGCCCACGCTATTACTTCAACAGGCTTCATCGTTACATGGAGTTTCTTTTCATCCCCCCAATGGTGTGAAATATGTCTTATGTTTCTTCCGAAATTTGTCCACGCTAATTCACACTCGCTGAATGAACGTCCATCATTCTTTTTATGCCATACTAACCAATCATTCGAAATTGGAAGTACATCTGTGAAATAATTGCCTCCCCATATGCAGATACTATTTGCCAATGTAAATGCAATAG